CCGCAACTCAGCAGGACCGCGGCCTCCAGGACGCGGGATGCGCCCTCGGCGGACATCGTGAAGCCACGCCCGATATTGGGCGTGCCGAACGTGCCCTGCGTCAAGGCATCGCGCTGCGCTCGCAGCACGGCGTTGTCCGCCTTTTCGACCGTCCAGCCGTCGCGGATGGCCTCGGCGGCGATGGCCGGGAAGTCCTTGGCCGCCTCGTTGATCTTGCTGATGCGGGTCAGGTTCGCCGAGACTGCGTCGTTCTGGGCCTTGACCAGATCGGCGGTGTCCGCGGGGGCCCCGGAAGCCTCGATCTTCTTGTCGTCGGCCTTGGCCTTGTCGTCGGCCTTGCCGCCGGAATCGAACTCGGCCTTGATCTTGGTTTGCCGAGCGTCGGGGAGCTTCTTGAAAGCCTCCTCGTCCATGCCATACTCGGCCTGAAGCCATGCTGTGAATTCCATGTGTGTTTCTCCTGCCGCGTTTTGGGCGGCGATGCGGGCCGATGTTGATGTGTCGGCGCCAAGGGGAAGAATAGCTATGTGGTCGAGCACCGACTGTCTCGCCACCGTTGCGGGCCCCGCGATCAGGCGCCCGTTTACAATCTCTGTCTGGCCGGCCCTGATGAAACCAAGCGGCTCAATGGGCCGGCCGTGAATGCTGGCTTGGAACTTAAAACCCCTGCGTTCGTGTTCGAGCATCAGGCCGACGGTTTTGCTGGACCCGGTGATCGTCCCCGCCGCGGTTATGCGGCCGTTCTTCGTTACGCAAGGGGCCTGGCCGACAAGGACCTCCATCAATTCGCTGGCCGGGGCATCCGGCGCCGGGTGTCCCACGTATATCGGCAGGTCTTCAGACGCCGATCGTGCCCCGGCGGCCTCGATGACTACCGGGAACTTGAACCCCCCCAGCCTCATAGGTCCGCCGTTGTATGCCGCGAGCGAGAAGCCTCTCGGCTTCTTTTCCGCACCATCGGGCATTGTGGCCACCGCGGAGAACGTAACCTCCCCGCCCCATGCTCCGCTGATGACCGCGTCGCCGGTTGCGCCGCCGGCCTCGACCTTCTTTTCTTCGGCCTTGGCGTTCTTGATCGCCGTGGCGATGGCGACGGATTCCTCCGCGCCGCTCTTCAGCATCTCGTTGGCAATGCCGGCGGCCTTGGCGGCCTGAGCGTCGGTCGCGTCTTTCCAGTGCTTGTCCCGGAAATCACTTGCTGACCACGGCATCTTTTGACTCCTTCGATTTTGCTGAATCTTGCGGCTCGGCTTGTTTCTCGGCGTCGACGACTTCTTCCTCTTCCGGCGACTGGGCGGGAACCCCTTTGCTCACCAGGTTCGGTATGAGGACCTGTTCGCGGTATTCATCGACCGTCAGGCCGAGGGCCTTGGCGTTTACAGCGAACGCCTTGCGATAGTCCTGTCCTTTGCGACCCCAAACCCGGGCGTATGTATCGCAACCCGTCCGCAGGTTGGTTTCATCGGCATTGGCCGCCTGCATGGGATTCGCCCATTCGTGGCCGACCCAGTTGTAGGTGTGAGTCGGCAGGAAGGCGGCCTCCCGCGTGATGACGCCAAGGGCCTGCCGGACCTCGGCGGGCATGTAAGGGCTTCCGAAATCGTTCTGGCCGTTGACGCGGATTTGTGAGGCATCGTAGAGCCACGCGGCGAGGATGGCGTCGAGCACCTGGTATTCCAGGTCCTTGCGGGTTTCTTCCAGCAGCCGGAAGTAATTCTGCCAGTCGAGGTTGCTCGATGAGTAGTTCCCCTGGCTGGAATCGCCGGCCGCAACGCTGTAGGGGAGCCGCAGGCAGCGGGCGATCTCCCGCAGGATGGTGCGGACAAACATTTCGTGGGTGGTCGTCGGCTGTTCCGCCCGCGTCTGGCCGATGTCGTAGCCGTCCGGCAGCGTCGTGACGATGTTCCGCTGAAGTGGGAACAGGTCAAATGGGTTGGGTAGTCCAACCACTTCGTTGGAGTCGTCGGTCATCCCATCGGCGGCCAGCGGAGTCTTCATCCACAACGCGATGTCCGCGGCTGTCTCGGCGGCCTGAATCACGGCGAGGGTGTAGCGGCGAAGCTGGGCGAACAATGGCAGGGCCGCGAGGGTTTCCGGCAGGCCGCGGTGCTGCTCGGGGCGGTCCTGCTGGAACCAATGCATTACCAGCGCGGCGGGCCACTTGTCGTATTCCCATGGCGCCCCCATCGAGCCGCCATGGCCCCAGTAGCCCGGATGGACGCGGAGGATGTGGTACTCGATCGGGTTGCCGTAGGCGTCCATCACGATGCCGTCGACGCCCGGCTGGCTGAGCATGTCCGAGTCCACGAATTGCAGGCGGTCGCTCTCGACGATCCGCAAGTCGATCTTGACCGGCAGCGGCAGTTTGGGGTTGCCGACCTGAAGGGCGATGGCCTCGCCGTCCTGGAGTTTTGCCCTGGTCATCGTGCGAAGTTTCTCGACGAGCCTGACGCTACGACACCACCGGGAAAACTCCGCCTCGATCCATTCATCCGCCGCATCGTCACCCGTTTCCATCTGGAGCCGCGGGCCGGTGCCGATCATGTCCGTGGCAATGGTGCCGATCATGCCGCGGCAATAGGAGTTGTTCGCCGCCTCGTACCGCGAGCGATTGCGAAGCACGTACCGGATACCTGGGCTGGCCGCGGAGTCGGCGGCCATGCCGTCGGCCCATTGCCAGTGTGCGGCATTGTCCGGCGTGGTCTGGGCCGAATCGAACCGGGCAGCGAAGACGTTGCCGAACATGCCGGAGTGGACGGCGGCGGCGCGCTCCCGCTCATTGGCCAGGGGCAAGCCGCCGGCGAGTTTGATGGCGGCGGCAAGTTCGGTGTCGCCTGCCAGGAGGGCGGCGCGTTCGAGGTTCATCACGCGACCGACCGAGAGATTGAAGGCGGCGGCCGGGGACCGGCGGGTGCGCTGCTTCTTGCCGCCCTTGGGGGATGCTTTCGATTTGTCCTTGGTCTTGGTCAAACCGGGCCTCCGGCTGTGGCCTTTGTAAACTTGGCGCCGCCGCCAACTCGGGAACGGATCACTGTGGGCGGGCGGAACTTTGCGGCGGCGATCTTATCGGCCATGGGATATTCCTCGGAACTGCCCATGCCTGTCACGGCGATGGCCTTGGGTCCGTTGGCTGATGCCGCCACCGCGTCGGCGAGATTCGTTTCGTCGGTCATGCCTGAATTGATTACAGAACAAATCGGGAAAAACAAGAGAAAAATATGTAAAATGCTAAAATCGTGCTACAGGTAGCGTGGAAAGGCAAAAATCTTCATTTTTCGACCGTCCACCACTCATTGCCGCAATTTCGGCAACAGCGACGCCGACGAACTGTTCCATCCTCGGTCGGAACCGTGTTGATGACCGTTTTACCACCCTGAGCAAACAGTACGCAATGACATTCAGGGCACCTGATGCCAAGATTCGAGTTGCCCTGGTTTGACGCGGCGATCAATTCGCCGATCGGCCTGTGGATTCGTTTCATGGCTGCACCTTTGACTGATTGCTTGCCGCGAGAAGCGCGGCTATGCCAACCCGCCGCCTGACGACGCCGCTGCCAGTTGCAGCCGCGTTGGTCGAGGCGATCCCCTGCATTGAGGCCGCGACCGCCGCGTACACGCTCGCATCAAGCCAGTGGTTGTCGGGCCGCATTGGCCGAAGGGTCCATTCCTGCAGGTTGCGATTATCCCCGCTCGTCGCCTTAAACGTCTCGGCGGTGATATGCGAAGCGAAGAGGGCATGGTCATCCGGTTGGCCGTAGATGGTCATCGCGCCCGGATCTCCGGCGGGGGTCAGAAAGGCCGTGTGGATAAAACTCTTCCAGTAGTTCGTGTCGATGGCGACGTAGGGGAACTCCCGCGTGCCTCTGGTCTGGGGCATGTACCAATGCTCGCCGTGGCGCTCGCCGGGCTTTCGTTTGTAGCTGCTCATGGGCTTGGTGCCGGCCTTGATGCCGACGCCCTTGCAGAGCGTGGTGGCGGCGCCGCCGACCTTCCGCTTGACTGCCGCCACGGCGGACGCCCACCTGCCTCCGAGGTCGATAGTCAGCCGCCCGATTCGCATGAGTCCCGCACCGCCGACTTTGACGTAATCACGGTTGAGGAGCAGCGGCACTAACTCTTCCAGGCCGGCCTGTATGGCGCCGTCGATGCCGCGCTTGGGATACTTGGCCGCGAGATTGCTGGGCCCTTCAGCCACGTCGCGCAGGGTGAAGACGCGGCGGTTCTGCCTGGGCCAGACGCCATAGTCCAGGATGTAGCCGGTGAAGTTCGGCTGCCAGGCCGTGACGACGTACCAGAGGCTCGACTGCTGGACGTCAATGCCGGCGGTGATCTCCGTGCATTCGATCGGCACCTCGTTGGCCGCCCGGCCGTTGACCTTGGCC